GACTGTCGCTCGAGAGAGAGAGGGCCCCTCGGAAAGGGTCCTCACCTCCGTTGCGGCAGGAGTAAACGTAAAGCCTTCAGTTGTCAGTGCTAGTTTCTTTCTGATCACCTCATCGTAGACACCACTCTGGGCCAGTATCGCATCAAGAAATTGTGCGTCCACTGGTTTAGATTCGAAAGTCCTGGCCAATTGGACAGCCTTTGAAACCTTAATTGGGTTCACAGACTTCCAACGGCCTTTTAGACTGTTCATGGTGCTATAGATTCGCTTGACAGTAGTGCCAACACTCGCATACCGCTTTGCCTGTAACTTGCTATTAGTGGGATCTCTCCCATGAAAGGCAAGGTACCGGCCGACGTAATCTGAGAGTACTTCTTTGCGCTCTTTGACTACGGCGGCGTCGTTGATTCGCTCTGGAAGTTGGTTAACCAACGCTATACCAGACTTGAGTCGTTTTCTCAATCGATCTGGTGCCGAGGAAGTGATGAAGATGTTTGTAAAACTCTTCAGCAGTTTCTCGTCACCGGTGAGACAAACGGCTGCGGCTTGACGGAAGGAGCGGGGCGCTCCCTGTTTACCAGGGAAGCCCCAACCTCCCAGCGATGTTGGCCAGTGTAGCGGGACGCCCGAGTTTCGCATTGCTTTGATCGGTTTGCGGTGTACTTCCATCGCAACGTCAATCAATGCCGCCTTTCTCCATGGCTCAGAGCACATGTCGTGTTCGTTAGAAAGACATGGCCCTAGAGTTAGGTGAATTGGTGCGTCCTCCTGTTGTCTGCCCGGTCTCACCATTCCTGCACGCGCAAAGCGCTTTGCTTGAACGATGGCACTGAGCAGCGGCCTCTGGACATACGTCAGTTTGTGGTATGAGATTAATTTCTTTGACTTCGGAAGGTTTATCCGAGCCTTCACATAGTCCCACAAAGTTGTCGAAGTCGACGGACTTTCCTTCTCGAAGACTTGCTTCTCGAGTTCGGCCCGTCGAAACAACTTTTCGACGAAAACGGCTCCATGTTTACTTACGTATTCTTTGGATTCGTTTCTCACGAGACCGACGGCCTCCAACATCTGTCCATACCGGACAGTATGTCGGTGCGTCCATGCCGCGACGAGATCGTCGCCACAGATGCTCACAGGCACCCGCCACACTGATCCACTGATATCTGCATTATGACGCTTAACGTAATTATGCGTCTGCAGAGCACAGAACTCCTGCATCAGGCTTAGGATTGGCCACGTGAGGGGGAGTCCCATAAGGATTCCTCTTCGCGTGGTTATTTCTTTGCCATCCTCCGTGACAACCCGTTGTGGACCAATACAGCGTTGGCCCACACTCTGGTAGATCGGGGGGATGATGTCCGACCCGAGTTCGTCGCAGATAGCATCCCATATGGTGCGTGCAGCATCATGGGGTATGAAATCTGAGGCAGCACTCAGGTCGGCGCTGAGATATTCAAAATCTTTGAAGCCAGCGTAGTCCCGTGTACCATCCTTAAGCGCCTTAGGGATGCCTTTTCCTCCCGCGAGGGAGTAGGAGTGGATCCGGTCAGTGCGGAGGAGGTCTAAGAGTAGTCCGTTGATCTGTTGCCCTAGTACTACGTACCGGGCAGCAGAGATACTGGCCACTCGCATCTTCATCCCCCTTTCGGGGAGAGCGAGTGACTTCATCAAAGGAAACGACTGGTACCTTTTCGGCATCCGCTTATAAAGACGATCGTGCGAAGTTTCTTCGTACAGCCCGAGATCTTCGGGCGGATCTTTTAGGCGTTTTCCGTATTGGTGCCATTCAGTTACCTCTTCATGGACGTCGCTTACTGCCAGGGATTGGACAACCTTTTCCATGGCGAAGAC